ACTGATGATGACTACGTTAAAGAAGCCTATGATGCTATTAAAGATGATATTACAGTTTGGCAAAATTCAAAGAAAAACATAGGTAAAACATTTAATCCAGATAGTGGGAAAATTGAATAATGGCACTATCTAAAATAACAACTGCAAGTCTATCTGATAATGCTGTAACGACAGCCAAGATTACAGATGCCAACATTACGACAGCAAAGATTGCCGACACAGCTATTACCACTGCTAAAATAACAGATGCTAATATTACTACAGCAAAAATAGCTGATGCAAATATTACCACAGCAAAGGTTGCTGATGATGCAGTAACGAATGCAAAGATTGGTGCTGGAGCAATTACAAACACAGAAGTAAATGCAAGTGCTAGTATTGATAGAGGTAAGTTTGCAACTCCATTATGTGTTTATGCTGGAAGCACTGTGGATAATGGTGGTTTTGCCGCTGGTGCTTGGGAAGGTATTCCTTTTGCAACTGAAATAGTAGATACTAATAATGCTTTTGTTGGTGAAGCATCTACTAATACAAATAATGCTGGTATATTTACTGCACCTTTTGCTGGAAAATTTATATTAGTTGCTGGACAATGTTTTAAAACTACTACCACAAGTAATTTAGCCAATGGACAAATAAGAATTGTTAAAAATACTACTGGAGATGCAACTGATGGTGGTACTGCTATAGCTGGTACAGAAGTAGGAATTACAGTAGCTAATAGTGTTAGTACACAATTAAGTGCTACAACTTCAGCCGTTTTAGATTTATCTTCTGGGGATAAAATATGGTGCGAAGCCTATGCTAATTGGTGGGGTGGAGCTTGGAGAGCTGGTGATGGGTTTTTCTCATTAATGCAAATAGGATAAATTATAAGGAGTTAAAATGGAAAATCAAAAGATAGACCAAAAAGTACATCAAGCGATTGTACAAGAAATAGTAGAACAAAGAGATAGAGCCATGAATGATGCAATACAAAAAGGTGCAGATTTAAGATTGGCAAATATATTAATAAAAGATTTACAAGAAAAAGTAGAAAAATTAGAAAAAGCTGATAATTTTAACGTAGCTGAAATCGGAGATACAAAAAGGAAAAAATAATGGCTGGTATAAGTGTAGTTACAGAAGCAGTTGATGATGCAGTTTCATTTAGTGAAACAGTGGAATATTTAAGATTAGATGAACAAGTAGATACAAGGGTCATTAAAAATCTTATTCTGGCATCAACTAATTTTGTTGAAAACTACACAGGAAGAGCATTAATCAACAGAACTTTAAAGATGAGTATTGATAGCATAGACGAATATGATATCCCACTACATGAAGGATTACGGACAGGTCCAGACTTAACTTTAAGAAAAAGATATATTGAATTACCAAGACCACCAGTAGTATCAGTTTCAAATGTCAAATATTATGATGATAGTGATACAGAAAGCACTTTTGCATCATCTAAGTATTATGTCGATACTGTAAGAGAACCAGCTAGGATTATTTTAAGGCAAGGAGAGACATTTCCAACGGCTCTAAGGGTAGGAAATGCAGTTGAGGTCACTTATATAGCTGGATATGGTGCAACTGGTGCTAGTGTTCCAGAAGCATTACGATTAGCGATGTTACAATATATTACATTTAATTATGAGCATAGAGGTGAACTGGAAACAGGAAATCCAAGATTGCCACAATCACTAAAAAATCTTTTACAGCCTTATAAGACTACTCAATTTTCAAATTCATACTTTGGAGCTAATGGTAGATATCGATGACAATAGGCAAAATGAACAGAAGATTACACTTTCAATCACAAAGTAGAACTTCTGATGGTGGTGGTTCACAAGCTGTGAGTTTTAGCGATAGTTTTCAAACATTTGGTCAAATAATACCTAAAACAGGAACAGAAAAACTATTTGGAGATCAATTAGAAGAAAATATTACACACATTATCAAGATAAGATATAGAACAGATGTAAGCCATAAAAACAGAATACAATATAGACCAGACACTAATACAACCAGAACTTTTAACATAAAAAGAGTTTTAAATGTTAATGATAGAAACAAATATCTTAATATTCAATGTGTTGAGGGGGTAGCGACATAATGGTAAATGTTAATGTCAAAGTCGTTTCTAAAAATCCAAAGTACAAACAATATGAAAAAAAAGTGCAGAAAAAGTTCCAGCAATCTGTTTTTAGAGCAGTTAATATGGTTAGAAATACAGTTATTGAAGGTATTAGTGCTGGTGGGCAAGGCGAAGTTTATGAAAAGTATAATCCTAGAAGAACTCACCAAGCTAGTCTCGAAGGTGCATATCCAGCGACAGATACTGGATATTTAATTAGCCATATCAATTCAAAAGTATATTCTAATGGCATGGGTGGTGAAATTCAAAGTAATGCAGAATATTCCAGCTTTTTAGAATTCGGAACTTCAACAATGAGTGCAAGACCATTTATGCAACCATCATTGGAGCAAAATAGAAATAAAATTAAAGCAATGTTTAGGGATATAAAATAATGGCACTACATAGCTTTGCACTACAGCAATCAGTGTTTACAACAATGACAGGGGGTACATTAACAGATGTCGATGGTACAAGTATCACTGGCAGAGTTTATGATGATGTTCCAGAAGGTTCGACATATCCCTATGTCGTTATAGGAGAAGAAACTGCTAGTCCTATGGGTGCAAAAGATGTAGATGCACATGAACACACTTTGACAATTCATGTATGGTCACAGTATAGAGGAAGGAAGGAAATAAAAAATATTATGTCACAAATCTATACTTTATTACATAATGTTGCTATAAGTGTTACAGGAGCAAGTCTAGTTCAAATCAGACATGAGTTTGCTAGGACTTTACTTGAAAACGATGGTATAACTCGACATGGTATCATACGATTTCGTGCCGTAGTATTTGATAATTAAACAGGAGTAAAATATGGTGGCACAAAGAGGTGGAGCATTACTGTTAAAAGTTGATATTAGTGGAACGATGACAACGATTGGTGGTCTAAGGTCTACATCAATAACATTAAATGACGAAGCTGTTGATATCACAAACAAAGATGATGGACAAACTAGAAAGCTATTAGCACAAGCTGGTACTGCTTCTATTACTGTAAGTGGTTCTGGGGTTTTTACAGATAGCACAGCAGAGCAGACAATCAGAACTGCTTGGAATGCATCAACATTTAGTTCATATAATATTATTATTCCAGACTTAGGAACTTATGCTGGTTCATTTATGATTTCTAGTCTTGAATATTCTGGTGAATATAATGGTGAAGTTACTTATTCTATAACATTAGAATCAAGTGGTTCAATATCATTCACATCTGCATAAGGAGTGAATAATGGCTTGGAGTGAAGTTACTATCCAGCTTAAAAGTGGTTCTGCTACTGGCATGATGAATACAGGAAAGGTCACTGTATTTAATGTGCCAGTTAAGACCAAAGTAAAGGCTGGAGATAAAATAAGTTGTGACGGAAAAGATTATGAAGTCACAGAAGTTGAAAATTCCAGAGATGAATTTTTAGCTATTCATGTTGGTTCAAATGAGCCAGTAGAAGAAACCAAAGAAGAGGAGCAAACAGAGGAGTCATAGAAATGACAGATATAAACCCCAAAAGGGGAGAAATCTCAATAAAGTTAGGCGATAAAGAATATAAAGGAAGGGTAACTCTTGATGCTATGATGAAGATAGAAACATCAATGAACATGGGGTTACTTCAAATCGCCCAAAGATTATCTGATGGTGGATTAACCTTAAATGAAATGGGTACTATCATAACACCAGTTATAAGAGGTGGTGGTAATGATTTAACTCAAAATGATGTTCTGAAAATGGTTTGGGATAGTGGCACAATGCACTGTTTTAAAATTGTTAGCGACATTATAAGCAATGCACTTAATCCAGATGGTGATGATGCAAAAAAAAAGGAAGCAGTAGCCGAAGCAAGTTAGAGGAACTTCCTTGGGATAACTTTATGAGTTTAGGTCTGGGTTCAATGCAGATGCAACCAGATGTTTTTTGGAATTGTAGTTTTGCTGAGTTTTATTCAGCAATAGAAGGATTTAGAAAGTTTCATGGAGCAGATGAGAAGAAGCCTATGACAAAAGATGAACTAGAAGAATTGAAGGAGTTATACCCAGACTGATGGCTACTACAGTTGATGAATTATTAATTAAAATTCGCTCAGATATGTCTGAATTTAAAAGAGATTTAAATAAAATCCAAACTCAGACAAAAACAGCAACTAAAAATATTGATAGAAGTTTTAAGACAATGGCAACTGGAATTAAAGGTGCTATAGGTGCTGTTGTTGCTATTGGTGTTGTTAATTTAGGTAGGTCAATGGTTCAGCTAGCTAGTGATATTGAAGAACAAACATCAAAAGCTAAAGTTGTTTTTGGTAATAATTTTAATGATGTGCAGAAACAATTAGCAGATTTTGGTGATGCTGTAGGTAGGTCGACACACGAATTAGTAAATATGGGTGCTTCGATACAAGATACGTTTGTACCAATGGGTTTTGCTAGAGATGAAGCAAGTAAATTATCTGTGCAATTGACTAAACTAGCTGTTGATGTTGCATCATTTAACAATGCATCTGACGTAGAAACGATGCAAGCCTTTCAAAGTGCAATAGTAGGAAATCATGAGACAGTTCGTAGATTTGGTGTTGTAATTACAGAAGCCACTTTAAAGCAAGAATTGATGAGGATGGGTATAAGAAAGAGTGCCGATCAAGTAACTAATGCAGAAAAAGTCCAAGCTAGATTAAATCTTATAATAAGAGGTACAACTGATGCACATAATGATGCAATCAATACTTCTGGTAGTTTTGCAAATTCAAGTAAAGCTTTATCTGCTTCTTTAGAAGAGCTTGCAGATGGTTTGACAAGGTTGTTTTTACCAGCTTTAACAAAAACAGTGCAATTTATTACTGCTGGTACGACAGCACTTAAAAACTTTGCTTTGGAAATGGGTATCATTAGTAAAACATTAACAGATGTTGATCCATTTGAACAACTTCGAGCTAATTTTCATCAAACTACAGAATTAATAGAGAAATTAGAAAAAGAGAATAGCAATTTTTTTATGAAATTCAATGCTCAAATTTTGGGTGTTGGTCTTGGTTCATTAGGGGAATCAGAAGCTTTTAAAACTTATAAAGCACTTAGATTAGAATTAATTAGATTAAATAAAGAGTTAAAGCTATTTCGTGACATGGATGAAAAGGTTTTAAAAAGAAGAAGTCAATTTACTTCATCTGCACCACCAGTAGGATCATTACCTACATTTCAAGATTTAAGAAATCGAGGTAGTGGACAAAATATTACATCACAAGGACGTAGTTTTGAGGATGTCGCTAAGATGCGAGTCAAATTAAGTGATGAAGTAATAGATGCCATGCAGACCGAAGCATTAGCAGAAAGGGATTTTTCTGATCAGAGATTAGCTAAACAACAAGATTTTTTCAAAAATACAAAAAAATTTACAGATGATTCTATTAAATTATCTTTGTCAAGAATTAAAGCACTAGAAGATGAATTAGCAAGAACAACTTCTGTAACAAATCAATTAAGAGATACTTCAGTTAAAGCTTTTGACAGGATAGCAGATGCAACTGCTGATTTATTAGATGGTACTACTAAAGATTTTGATGGCATTAGGTCAGCAATGTCAATGTTTCTAAAAGATTTACAGAGAACTATTTTACAACTTACATTATTTAATAATATCAAAAATAAAATTTTTGGCACAAACTTACCTACAGCTTCTGGTGGTGATATATTCGATAATATTATAGGATTGTTTTCTGGTACTGGTGGTGGTGGTACATTTGGTTCTCCAGACAGTTTTGCTAAAGGTGGTCGAGTACAAAGAGGTAGACCATATTTAGTTGGAGAAAGAGGAGCAGAGATGTTTGTTCCTAATACTGGAGGTACAATAATGAATAATATGAATACCAGAGGTATTGGTGGTGGCTCAACTGTTGTCAACCAAACTATCAATGTGGATGCTGGTGTTTCACAAACTGTAAGAGCAGAAATAATAAATCTTCTTCCAGTAATTAAACAAGACACGATTTCATCATTATTAGAAGCAAAAAGGAGGGGTGGTAGCTTTGCTACTGCATTGGCATAATGGCATTAAATTATACAGCATCATTTCCATTATCATTACCTACATCACCATCAAATTTTCAGAAAAGTCGTTTTGAATTAGAAAGAAGAAGTGCCATCACTAAAAGTCCATTTACTGGAAAACAGCAAGTACAATTATTTGCTGGTTACAGTTTCTGGAGAGCAACACTTACATTGCCACCTATAAAAAGAGCAGATGCTGGGAACTGGACAGCCTTTTTTGCAAAGTTGAGAGGTCGCTCTGGAACATTTTTACTTGGTGATCCAGATGGAAGTAAACAAGGTAGTGGTACTGGAAGTATTACTTTAGCTTCAGCGACAGCAGTAGGTGATACAAGATTATCTACAACTGGCTACAATGAAAGTAGTGGTGTTGTTCTTAAAGCTGGTGATTATATTTCTATAGCTAACGATTTACATATAGTCGTAAATGATGCAACAAAGTCATCAACAAATGTTAATGTTGATATAGAGCCACAAATTAGAGCAGTACATAGTCAAGGTGCAACTGTAGTTATATCTGGTGCAAAAGGTGTTTTTAGATTAGATACAGAAGTTGCTGGATGGGAAGCAGACCAAGCATCTTTATATGGTTTTACATTTAGCTGTAGTGAAGCTGTATGACCAGAACACTAACGACAGCAGTATCAAACCTATTAGATGATGATTTAGTAAAACCTTTTTTAGCTGTAAAGTTACCATTTCCTTCTGGTGGAACATTGAGATTATGGACAGGACATGGTGATATTACTGTCGATAGCGAAACATATTCTGGTGCTGGACAATTTCTTGGCATATCTATTGTTGAAGAGAGCGAAGAAGTAAAGGCAACTGGAATAACACTTACATTATCTGGAGTTCCATCAACATTGTTGGGTTCTTTAATCACAGAGGAATTTCAAGGTATGTTAGTTGTCGTGCATCTTGGATTTCTTGGAGATAGTAATGCTGTTACTGGTTCATTTAAAATATTCTCTGGTTTAGCTGATAATGTAGAGATTGCTGAAACAGGAACTACATCTACAGTTTCTATGAAGATAGAAAGCAGATTAATATTATTAGAGCAATCATCATCAAGGCGATATACAAACGAAGACCAACAAACAAGTCATGCAAATGATACAAGTTTACGATTTGTAGCCACATTACAGGATAAGGAAATAATATGGGGAAAAGCCTAAAGATAGATGGTTGGCAAGATCGACTAGGAATAACCTTTATATATTATCGCTCACAGCCTTTTCTGTGGGGTAAAACTGATTGTTGGTGTTTTGTGTCCGATTGTGTAAAGACACAGACAGGCATAAATCCTATGAAGATTGTGAATGGTTTATACGATACAGAAGAAAAAGGATATAAACTTCTGCAAGGTGCTGTAGGAAATGATGGGGTATATCGTAAGTTTGAAACAGAAAAAAACTTCTGGTCGCATTTTTTAGGAAAACCAAAAGGCAAAAATCATCTTCCAAAGTTTGGAGATATTGCACTTGTGAAGTTGCCAAAGGTAAAAAAACTGGTTGCTGGTGTTGTAAGTGCATTTGATACAGTATTTGTAAATGGTGATAAAGGTGAACTTTTATCATGTCCATTAAATAGAATAAAAGTAATCTGGAGTTTGTAGAATGCCACAGGCGATAGTCACAGCAGTAGTTGGTGCAATAGCAAGTGTAGGAACAGCAGTTGCAACAGTTTTTACTGGCACTGGATTATTTGCTAGTCTGGCTAAATCATTCATTACAAGCACAATTATTTCTTTAGCTATAAATGCTTTAGCACCAAAACCAAAATTAGGTTTTCAAGAGCAGACATTAAGAGACAGAAAAGAGATGATAAGACAACCATTGAGTCCAAGAAGGATAATATATGGTCGGTCTAAAGTATCTGGTACAATATTGTTTTTAGAAAGTGCAAACAATAACCAAGATATTTACATAATTATTGCTTTAGCTGGACATGAGATAGATGGCATAGACAGAATATATTTTGGTGATACACCAGTTGCTTTTGATGGCGATGTTACAACTGGATTTAGGTCTGCACATTCTTCAAGCGATTTTGCAAGTTATGCTTCAGTTCAAGTTCTTACTGGAACTACAACACAGACACTTCCAACTGCTTTTACAAGTGTTGTTGAATTATCTTCTACAGATAAGTTCAAAGGTATTGCCATATTATGTGCCAAGCTAACATATAATTCAAAAGCATATCCAAATGGAGTTCCAGTAATTTCTGCTATCGTAAGAGGTAAGAAAATATATAACATACATGACACAACTGTTAGATATAGCAATAATCCAGCTTATGTTTTTAGAGATTACCTAAAAGATACAACATTTGGATTATCTGTAACAGATGCAGAACTAGATGATACACAATTAAACTCTAGTGCTACAACTGCTGATAGTGCTGTTGTTCATAAAGATGATAATGATAATAGAACATTTAGTGCTGTAGCGACTTCAGATGGCTCTGTAAATCATTATGTCCATGATGGAGCAACAGTTTCATTACATGATGGTGACCAGATAAAAATAAGTGGCACAACATATTATGTTATTTTATCAGATGGATTAACAAAAATTCATAATACGACTTACAAAGCACAAGCATTCAGATTAGCGACTAATTCAACAAATTACAGAACAAGAACAGCAAATCATACAATAGGTAGTGGCACAGTAACTTGTGAAAGAACACATGAGATAGGTTTTGGTTGTGATGGCACTCTATTATCCAGTTCACAGCATAAAGAAAACATTGAATCTATTCTTACTTCATGTGGTGGTACTATGACTTACTCTGGTGGAGTATTTCGTATGGATGTTGCTTCTTATACTGCACCAGATAATAACAATGATTTAGGTGATGATGATATTATTGGTGATATTGCTCTTATTCCTAAGATACCAAGAAGAGATAGATTTAATGGTGTAAGAGGAACTTTCGTAGGTCCCGAAAATGGGTATCAAGGTGCAGATTTCCCTAGCTTTCAGCAAACATCTTTTTCAAATGCTGATGGAGAGGTTATATTTAGAGATTTCCAGCAGAATATGTGTATTAGTGGCACACAAGCACAAAGAGTTGCCAAAACATTGTTATTTCAATCAAGAAATGAATTAACAATAAAATTAAATACAACTCTTAAAGGTTTACGATTATTGCCTAATGATAGGGTTAGGGTAACACATTCAAGGTTTGGATTTACAAATCAGATATTCAAAGTCAATGAAGTATCCATAGCATCTTCTGCTGATACAGGAATTGCTGTTAGTTTATTATTAAGAGAAGATACTTCTCAAGCCTATGACTTTGATGTCAATTCAGAAATGGTCATTGTAGACCCAACACCAGATACAGATTTACCTACATTCAGAACAGTTGCTACACCAACAATCTCATCTTTTGCTAATGTTGGGGATTTGAATAATGATGGTACATTTTTATCAAGTGTTAAAGTGGTCTTTGCAGAAAGCACAAGTGGTTTTATAAAAAAGACTATCATTGAATTACAAGCACAATTATCTGGTTCATTTGTTACTGTAGATACACAAGTTGTTGAGTCTGGAATAACAGAAACAAGATTTGGTGGTTTGATTGTAGGAAGAGTTTATAGAGTTAGAATTAAATGTGTTTCTTTTGCAGATGTTGAAAGTGCTTTTGCCACATCTTCTAATCTTACAATTACTGCCGATACAACAGCACCTAGTGCTTATACTGCATTAACAGCAAATGCAGTTGCTGGTGGTGCTGAACTTGTTTTTACAAATCCAAGCACTGATGATTTTAGAGGTGCAGAATTTGTAATGAGAACTGGAACTGGAAATCCAAACTCTGGTGGAGATGCAACAATCAATTTTTCAGTTGCTGGTGCAAAATCCAAAGCCATGAGGATTACAAGACAAAATCTAACTGCTGGTACACAACAAAGGTTTTGGATAAGGTCTACAGATTTTTCTGGTAATGGTAGTGCATTTTTTCCAGATAATGCAGATGGCATAACTGCTACACCAACCAGTGGACAATTAGATGTAACAAATTCTAGTGGCACAAGCATTGTTTCTGGTGGTGTTGCACAATTAGGTGCATTTGGAACTATTAGTCAAATAACAAGTGGCAATGTTGCTAATTTAGTCGCTGACAATGCAATCATTGCTGGAAAGCTATCTGCAAATGCAGTTGTAGCCGATAATATAGCTAGTGGTGCTATAACATCAGCAAAGCTAACAACTTCTTCTGCTGTCATTACAGATACAGCACAGATAGCAAATGCAATAATTACAAGTGGTAAAATCTCATCTATTGATGCTGGTACGATTACTGCTGGTAATTTAAGTGCGAATAGAATATCTGGTGGTACATTAACAATCGGCAATGTAAATGTTTCTGGTGCATTTAATGCTTCTAATATTTCAGATGCTGTTATTACACAAATAAAAGGTGGTACAGTTGCATTAACGAACA